TGACGGATATAAAAAAGCCATCACAGAAAATGCTGGAGCACTGGCAAGGTTTGGCGGCACAGTAGGGCAAGGCAGTGAAAATTTCAGCAAGTTTGTTGGTGATATAGTCACCAGCGGTGCTGGTGACGCCTTGCGAAGAATTGGATATAGTGCTGACCAAATAGGCGAGTCGGCTGGGGCCTTCGTCACACAACAATCAAGACTGGGCCTAGCTCAACGAAAAACAAATTCTCAACTCACACAAGGCACAATTCAATATGCCAAAGAATTAGATTTGCTGTCCAAGGTTACAGGCATGAATCGCAAAGAGATTCAAGCACAGCAAGATGCTGCCTTGAGCGAAGGAAGATTCCGGGCCCAGATTGATGAAATGATTGGTGAAGGCCACGAAGGTGCAGCCAAGTCATTGATGGATTTCCAAACTCAAGTTAGCCGTATAAGTCCAGAGTTAGGCGCTGCCATTAGAGATGTATCAACTGATTTGGTCAATAGTGATGCAGCCATCAAGGGCTTTAATAGCTCTGGTGGACAAATTCAAAATATTGTCAACAGCCTTAAAAATGGTGAGATTGACCAAGCTGAAGCACTGCGAAGACTACAGGAAGCCACAAAAGAAGCTGAATTAAATCAGCGCAGTTTTGCCAAGGCTGCCGGTGATGGTCAAGATGTGTTTGTCAAGTACGCTGAACTCAGTGACTTTAACCGTGCGGCCATTGAAGGTAATACAATCAAGGCACAAAAGGCACAAGATGCACAAATTGCTGGACAGGATAAATTAACCAACGACACTGTGACAGCGCAAAAGAGCATGGAGCAGATGAGTCGCCAAATCACATTGTTTGGATTTGCTGCCATGCCCAAGGCCACCGAAGCTGTGGCATCATTCACTGGGGCATTGAACAAATTTGTAAAATATATTGGCAAAGAATTGGGTATTCAACTGCCAGAGATAGGCAACGCAGGCGGCCCTGCTGGCCCACAAGTACCCGAATCACGTGCCAAAGCTGAAGCCAAAGTTGCGGCTGATGCCGAAGTGGCCAATGCAAAGTTTGAATTAGCGGCCAGAGTCAATGACCAGGTCAAGGCATCACAAGAAGAATACAACGTCATGTTGCGAAACAAGGCTGCACAAGAAGACTTGTTGGCACAACGCAACCGAATCAAAGCACTTGAAGATGAGCGAGCAAAATCTGAATCAGAAGCCATGGCCGCTCAACGCAAGATGGATCAATCTGCGCTTGAAGCTGCCAATGAGCGCAAGCGGTTGCGAAAAATTGAAAATACACTTCCTCTGTATGAACAACAGGTGCAGGCGGCAGAGAATCAGATTCTAAGTCTAAGAGATAAAAAGTCCAAGATTGAAGAACAAATTGCCAATGCTGAAAAAACTGGCATGCCCAAGCCCTTGGTTGAAGCTCGAAAGCTGGCCATTGCTGGTATTGAAGAAGAGCTGTTAAAATCACAAAAAGAATTATTAAAACAAACAGACATCCTCACCAAGGCTAGAAAAGAAGTGGCCAAACCATCAACTCAAGCAGGACCGTTGGCTGATGTTATTGCTCGGGGTGAAAGCAAAGGGGCAGGTGACTACAATGCTGCCAACTATGCTGGTGGTAAGAAAATTTACAAGCCTGGAGAAAAGAATGTAACCAGCATGTCAGTCGGAGACGTCATGCGCGAACAGTCATCGGGGCAGATATTTGCGGCTGGTAGATATCAAGTCACACCCAAGACTATGACTGCGGCAGTGCAAGCACTGGGACTCAAAGAGTCTGACAAGTTTGATGCTGGCACACAAGACCGAATATTCAAGGAATTCCTAGTAGGGGTCAAACGTCCTGAAGTACAAAAAGTGCTGGCCGGCGACAAAGGTGCCGACATTGAAAAAGCAGTGCTGGATCTAGCCAAAGAATTTGCCAGTGTGGGTATTCCCAAGGCAATGAAGATCAATGATGAATTTGGATCACGCAATGTCAACGCAGGTGAAAGTTACTATGCTGGAGTTGGCGGAAATCCACTTGGTCCAGCTACAATTACCCCTGAACAAGCCAAAGAAGCATTATTAGCATCAGCTGGCATGCAACTGCCAAAAATGGCCTTAGGTGGGGTGACCCAAGGACTGAGTCTTGTTGGCGAAAAAGGTCCCGAGGCAGTGGTACCTTTGCCCAATGGTAGATCAATCCCGGTTAATCTAGGATTGCCGGATGAGTTCATCAAACTGATTGAACTATCAAAATCGGGGCTGGGCTCACAACAGGCTCCAGATTCACAGAATACTCTAGATTATGCTGTATTGAGTAGAATGATTAATCAACAACAGCCGCTGGTATTACCTGATGAGTTCAATAAATTAGTTGAATTATCAAAATCAAATCAACAACCTGTATTATTACCCGACGAGTTTAATAAATTGGTTGAGCTGTCAAAATCAAATCTGGGCATACAGCAGAAGATTCTGGATGTATCAAGTAATTTAGACTTTAATAAATTATTTGAGCTATCAAAATCAAAATTAAATCAACAACAACCTGTAGTATTGCCTGATGAGTTCAATAAATTAGTTGAATTATCAAAATCAAATCAACAACCTGTAGTATTGCCTGATGAGTTCAATAAATTAGTTGAATTATCAAAATCAAATCTGGGTACACAACAGCCGTTGGCATTACCTGATGAGTTCAATAAATTAGTTGAATTATCAAAATCAAATCAATCACAACCGCTGGCATTACCTGATGAGTTCAATAAATTAGTTGAATTATCAAAATCAAATCTGGGTACACAACAGCAGATTCTGGATGCGTCTATTAATTCAGACTACAATAAACTGAGTCGTGTGATTGGTGGACAATTAGATGGCAAGCCAGTTGCAATTAATATAGTAGAAATATCACCAGAGCTACAGAATGTTTTAAAGCCTGACAGTAATTTGGCCAGGATCGACAGCCCTGGGCTGTTAATAGGTCAACAAAAAATAGAAGCTCCTCAGCAAGCATTTACATCAGTGGAAACATTTTTTCAACGTCAGATGTCAGATTTAGCTACAACAAAGATTGAAAACAACAACGAATTAGTAACTGCTGTGCAAAATTTAACAGCTGAAATGGCCAGATCTTCAGGTTCAACAAACGCACCCACTGATGGTATGGTTGCAGGATTGTTGGAACAACTAGTTTCTCTGCAGGCTAGAAACAACAGCACAGCTGAAAGAATGTTGCAAGTAACACAGTCTTAAACATAAGTAATAGACTATGAGCTGGAAAAAATATTTTAAAGTAGCAAATAACAACGGTGAACTTAGCCCACTCAGTGGCAAAGGGTCAGATGGATTGCCTGGGTATGGGAGAAACGATGGACGAGATCCGTTAAAAGGTCATGCTGATGTTGTTTATAGAAACTATGCCAGCCGATTACCAGAGGTTTACAGCGGACACCCCAACCGTGTACAACGCTACAATCAATACGAACAAATGGACTGCGACAGCGAGATCAACGCTTGCCTGGACATTTTGGCTGAATTCAGCACACAAAAGCTCAAAGATGAAAATGTGCCTTTTCAAGTAAATTACTCTGAAACTCCCACAGACAACGAAGTCAAAATCATCAAGCAACAACTACAGCAGTGGGTCAAACTCAACAAGCTGGATCAACGTATTTTTAGAATTTTTCGCAACACCATCAAGTATGGCGATCAAGTGTTTGTGCGTGATCCCGAAACATTTGAAATGTACTGGGTTGACATGACCAAAGTTGCTCGAGTCATTGTCAATGAAAGTGATGGCAAGCGTCCAGAACAGTATGTGATCAGGGACATCAACCCCAATTTTCAAAATTTAACAATAGCAGCCAAGACCACCACTGATTACCAAAGCAACCCAGCTTCATCGGGCTATGTGGCACCGGTAAATTACACTGTGCCTAATCAACAAGGTGGTAGTGGGCAATCACGTTTTGCCGCGGCAATGAATGAATCTGTGTTAGATGCCAAGCATGTGGTGCATTTGAGTTTGACTGACGGCTTGGACTTTTACTGGCCGTTTGGGCAAAGTATCTTAGAAACAATCTTTCGAGTATTCAAACAAAAAGAACTGCTAGAAGACTCGGTATTGATCTATCGTGTGGCACGTGCCCCTGAGCGTAGAGTATTCAAAATTGACGTGGGCAATATGCCGTCGCACTTGGCCATGCAGTTTGTGGAACGTGTTAAAAACGAAATTCATCAGCGTAGAATCCCCAGCCATACCGGCGGTGGACAAAACATCATGGACAGCAGTTATAATCCACTCAGTATCAACGAAGATTACTTTTTTCCACAAACAGCAGATGGTCGTGGATCCAGTGTCGAAGTATTGCCTGGTGGATCTAATCTAGGCGAAATTGACGATTTAAAGTATTTTAACAACAAAATGATTCGTGCTTTACGGGTTCCGAGTAGCTATCTACCCACAGGACCTGATGACAGTGAACGAGCATTCACCGACGGCAAAGTGGGTACAGCATTGATTCAAGAGTATCGATTCAATCAATACTGTCAACGACTACAAAGATTGATTATTCAGAAACTGGATGATGAATTTAAAATGTTCATGCGCTGGAGAGGGTTTAACATTGACAGCGGCCTGTTCAACATCGATTTTAACCCACCACAGAATTTTGCCAGCTACCGCGAAGCTGAACTTGATATCACTAGAGTTCAAACATTCTCAACACTGGAACAGGTTCCTTATCTAAGCAAGCGATTCTTGTTGAAACGTTATTTGGGACTAACTGAAGAAGAAATTAGAGAAAACGAAGAGCTATGGGACGAAGAACGCGGTGATCCCGAAGCCCCAGAACCAACTGGTACTAACTTGCGTAGTGTGGGGGTAACACCGGCCGACATGCAAACAGATATTCAAACAGGTCAAGATATGAATGCTCTAGACACTGGTGAAGAAATTGGACCACCACCAGGTGGTGCTGGTACTATAACCCCCGGACAGCAGCCAGCGGCTGCTGTGGGTTCGCCTACAGCATAAATAACAGCATGATACTGCTTGAACTCTATCAACCACAAAAACCAGCTTACCAAGATCTAGAACAAGATAACAGTCAGCCACGCCTGGGTGACTTGCGTAAAACCAAGTTGACCCTGCGCCAAATCAACAAACTTAGACAACTAAACGATGTTCGACAAATTGAATTTAAAGAACGTTTAGAAAAAGTCAAAAAACAATACGCTCCTCCTCCTCAGCCTCTATAGTATGACATTGACAATGTCATAATCTACAGTTTTTAATAAAAAACCACCGATAAACACTGAGTTTATGTTTTGATGTGTAAATATCACATCGAGCCGTAACCTTGGAGGAACTCATGAACAAATTTGAACAACTTATTGAATACGTCATCAATGATGAAGACGGAAAAGCCCGCGAACTATTTCACGAAATTGTCGTGGAAAAAAGTCGTACCATCTATGAAGAAATGATGGAAAATGAAGAAGTAGAAGAAGCCAAAGACGAAGAAGTCGAAGAAGGCAAAGAAGAGATTGACGAAGCTGATGAAGAAGAGCTTGAAGAAGGCGAAGAAGAACTAGATGAAATGGGACTTGGTGGCGACAAAGCTGACAACCTCATGAACAGCGTTGAAACTGAAGAATCAGGTGTTTCAATGGAAGGCGATGATGGTGTTGAGGCCGAAGCCGGTGACATTGAAGATCGCGTAGTTGATCTTGAAGACAAATTAGACGAACTCATGGCAGAATTTGAAGCCATGATGGGCGACGATGCTGGCATGGGCGACATGGACGATGCTGAAATGGACATGGACGATGCTGAAATGGACATGGACGATGCTGAAGCCGATGCTGCCGACGGCATGAGTGACGAAGAAGTTGTTGACGACGAATTTGAAACTGAAGGCATGTTTGAAAACGTTACTCTTAAAGCTGTTGCTAAACCCAGCAACACTGAAGAAGCAAGCAACAAGAAAAGCGTAGTTGCTGCCAACAGCGGTGCACGTGGTGCATTAGCTAAGCCAGTACACACCGGTGCCAACGAAGGCGGTAAGCACGATTCATCTGCTTACAAAAACAATGTCAAAGACATGATCGGTAAAGTGGGTAACACTCCTGCTCAAAGCACACAAAAACCAACACCGGCTACTAAACCAAATTTAGGCCAAGCTAGCGGCGTGAATAACAAAAGCGTTATTCAATAAGGAACCAAGGTAAATGGCTCATTACCTAAGAGAGAATCTTACTTTTCACCAAGCCAACATTGTTATTGAAGGCGCTGGTGAAGGTAAGGATCTTAAGATGTCTGGAATTTGCATTGAAGGCGGTGTAAAAAACGCCAACGAGCGCATTTACCCAGTGCATGAAATTGAACGAGCAGTTAATACAATTAATCAACAAATCAAGCAAGGTAATTCTGTCATGGGCGAGGTAGACCACCCCGATGATTTAAAAATTAACCTAGATAGAGTCAGCCATGTCATGGAACCCATGTGGATGGAAGGCCCTAACGGATTTGGTAAGTTAAAAATTCTACCTACACCAATGGGCGAACTGATTAAAACCATGTTGCAATCAGGTGTAAAATTAGGAGTTTCGAGTCGCGGCAGCGGAAATGTTGACGACAGAACGGGACACGTCAGTGATTTTGAAATAGTCACTGTCGATATTGTTGCCCAACCCAGCGCCCCCCACGCATATCCCAAAGCCATCTATGAAGGCATGATGAATATGAAGTATGGACACAAAGTGTTTGAAATAGCACGTGACGCCGGCAAGGACAGCAAGGTACAGAGATACCTGAAAGAGGAAGTAAACCGCCTCATCAGAGATCTCAAGATCTAAGGAGAAATGCATGTTAGATGCTATCAAACCATTATTAGATAGCGGCCTAATTAACGAGGATGTTAGTCGCGAGCTCAACGAAGCTTGGGAATCAAAACTAACTGAAGCTCGTGAGCAGGTACGTGCAGAACTTCGCGAGGAGTTTGCACAACGTTATGAGCATGATAAAAGTAATATGGTGGAAGCCCTGGATCGTATGGTAACAGAGGGTCTTACATCAGAGATCAAAGCAGTCAGCGAAGAAAAACGCCAACTTGCCGAAGATCGTGTAAAATCACAAATTAAAATGAGAGAAAGTGCCACAAAGTTTAACGACTTCATGGTATCAAAACTCGCAGAAGAAATTGGTGAACTACGTAAAGACCGCAAGCAACACAATGAAAGCATTAATAAGCTTGAAAAGTTTGTTGTTAAAGCACTTGCAGAAGAGATCCATGAATTCTCACAAGACAAGAAGGACTTGGTGGAAACCAAAGTTCGTTTAGTCCGTGAAGCTCGTGGTAAACTTGAAGGCTTGAAGGCACGTTTCGTTAAGGAAAGTGCTGGAAAAATGAGCAAGGCTGTTAGCCATCATCTAAAACAAGAGTTATTTCAATTACATGAAGATATCAAAGTTGCTCGCGAGAACAATTTTGGTCGTAAGATTTTTGAAGCTTACGCTGCCGAATTTGGCGCCACTCACCTCAATGAGAACGCTGAAGTACGCAAATTAAAAATGCAATTAGATGCTCGTGATCGCCAATTGAGCGAAGCCACCAAGATTGTACGCAAGGCCAAAACCTTGGTAGAATCTAAAGAGACAGAGATCCGTGTGATTAAAGAATCCAATGAACGTGCAAACGTCATGGAGGAATTGCTTGGCCCGTTGAATAACGACAAGCGAGCAGTCATGCAAAATCTCTTAGAAAGCGTACAGACGTCTCGTCTTAAGAACGCTTATGAGAAGTATCTACCAGCAGTCTTAGCTGACACTTCACCAAGAGCCCGAAAAGTAATTAGTGAAAATGTCAGTGTAGTAACTGGTGATAAAACCGTGCCAGCCGCGCAAGAAGAAGATCGCAGTAATGTGATTGACATCAAACGCCTGGCTGGTCTAAATTAATAGTAACAGAAGGAGACTTAGATGTCGCAAGAACTATTAGAAAGCCGTTGGGACGAGACCAAAGAAGCTCTCATGGAAGGCCTTAAGGGCAACCGTCGCAACTCAATGAGTGTTATTCTTGAAAACACTCGCAAGTACCTGAAAGAGAACGCCAGTTCTGGCTCTACTGTTTCCGGTAATATCGCTACGCTGAATCGTGTTATTCTGCCAGTGATTCGACGTGTTATGCCCACTGTTATTGCCAACGAAATTGTTGGTGTACAGCCCATGACAGGTCCAGTTGGACAGATCCATACTCTGCGTGTACGTTATGCGTCCACAATGACTGATCAATCAGCAGCCGCTACTTCTGTAGTTGCTGGTGAAGAAGCATTGTCTCCATTCAAGATCGCTGTTGCATACTCTGCAGGCGCTCGTGGTGCTGACAACGCTGCCACTACACAGACAGCCGCTCAAGGCTACTCTGGTGCTCAAACTGCTACTCTTGAAGGTAACGGCGGTCGTCAGATCTCTGTTCAAATCTTGAAGCAAGCCGTTGAAGCCAAGACACGTAAGTTGCAAGCTCGTTGGACATTTGAGGCAGCTCAAGATGCACAAGCCATGCACGGTATCGATGTTGAAGCAGAAATTATGGCTGCTCTTGCACAAGAGATCACAGCTGAAATTGACCAAGAGATCCTATTGAGCTTGCGCTCATTGGCTCAGACTGAGTTCACATACAACCAAGCTACCGTGTCAGGTACAGCTACATTCGTTGGTGACGAGCATGCCGCATTGGCTGTTTTGATCAACCGTGTTGCTAACTTGATCGCACAACGCACACGTCGTGGTGCTGGTAACTGGGCTGTTGTTTCTCCAGCAAGTTTGACAGTGTTGCAATCTGCAACTACTTCAGCTTTTGCTCGCACAACAGAAGGCACATTCGAAGCACCTACAAACACCAAGTTTGTTGGTACATTGAACGGCGCAATGCGTGTGTTCGTTGATAGCTATGCTAGCGACTCTACACCTGTGTTGGTTGGTTACAAAGGTTCTTCTGAGGCTGATGCCGCAGCGTTCTATTGCCCATACATTCCGTTGATGAGCTCTGGCGTTGTGTTGGATCCAAGCACATTTGAACCAGTTGTGTCATTTATGACACGTTATGGTTACATTGAGTTGACAAACACTGCATCTAGCTTCGGCAATGCTGGTGACTATGTTGGCGAGATCGCTGTGTCTAACCTTTCATTCTCCTAATCAGAGAACTACCCAGGGATGGGAAGGCAAGAAACCTGCTTCGGCAGGTTTTTTGTTGGCTTATAAACTATTTGTGATCTGCAGAATTGTCAGGTGGTGGTAACATTCCGTTACTGTGTTTGTCGTTGGGGGTATCAACATCTTGAAAAAGTCGCTTTTCTTGTTGCGTTAATTCTTTAAATGTTTTGCGTGGATTACCGCACATCACACATTTTGGATTACCGCAATTCATGGCATGATGTTTGGCAAACTTATGCGGCTCTGTCACAGGAACTCCAAATTCTCGGGCAATTTTGGTCTGCTTTTTTACAGCATTTTCGTCTTTTTGAAGGCGTTTTGAATGTTTAAACTTGTCTTCTTCTGTACTCATGTGCTTGCTCCTTGTAACTTATTGTACAACATTTTCTGGTTAAAAACAAAATTCTGGACAATACTGTGTCAACTTTTTGAATGGCTACTGCGTTATATATATGTAGGGATAAAAATTTCTACATAACCTAAAAGGAAACTTATCATGAAATTAGTCGCAACTTTAATCGCTTCAGCATTTGCTGTCACTGCTTTTGCCGCAGAACCTGCCAAGAAAGAAGAAAAGAAAGCTGATGCCAAACCTGCTGTTACAGCACCAGCTCCTGCCGCAACTGCGCCAGCAACGCCTGCCAAAAGTGAGCCTGCTAAGAAGGACGCACCTAAAGCAGACGCCAAAGCCGCTACTCCAGCCGCTAAGTAATCTAGACGAAGATGATGACTTTATCATTGATGATGAAGTCACATTTGGCCGTAATCGACGTAGTGCAGATTTTGGTAAAATAGTCCATGAGGACTTTGAACTATCAGATCATGTAAAATTTAGATTATGGTTGGCTAGAATGATTGCACTACGAAAGTACGATGTAATGCACGGCACAACGTGAAAAACCACCCCCAGGGGTGGTTTTCACTATAAGTATCATTATGAGTAGACATAAAAATATTTGGTTAGATTTTTACAACAACATTCGTGATGCCAGTTGGCCCGATTGCCCAACTGAAGCAGAATTTCACACACTGCCCGACTATATCCGGCATGAGATACTAACTGTCCACAATGGACAACCCTACATCAGTTTGACTGATCATGATATTGAAGATTGGCCAATCAAGTACTGTGTAACTGACAACAAAACCAAAGACTTTGTCCCAGCCTGTGAATTGAGATTCAAAGTCAGCAACGAAGTTGAAGTACACTATGATCAAATAATGGATGGTGGTGGTACAACTTTTGGACAACTGTATCCTAAAATGTTACAGTACCTTTATCCAGATCGAAAATTTAAAAATGTCCTGGAATGGTGTTGCGGGCCAGGATTTATAGCATATAGATTGCTGGCCGATGGCATTGCAGAAAACATATTTCTGATGGATGCGTTTAGACCCAGTCTACGGTCATGTGAAGTAACTGCTGACCACTTGCCTGAAAGATTACAAGGACGAGCAACAATTATACATGCAGATGATGTAAGGAAAATACCCGAGCATCTCAAGTTTGATTTAATTGTCAGCAATCCTCCTTGGTTTGCTACCTTGCAATATTTTGATGACAACGCCAATCGCATAGGCATGGACAAAGATTGGCAAGCACATAAAAATTTCTTCAACCACATAAAGCCTCATTTAGCTGATGATGGTATTATTCTTTTACAAGAAACCATATTGGGCAGTAACCCTCCCTGCTTTGAAGAATTCATTGAAGAAGGCGGATTAAAAATCACTCGATGTTTGCGAGAAAATCTACAACCCGAGTACTGGTATCTCGAAGTACAGCATAGTTAAATACACTATGGCAAAAATTTTCTATACCCCACCAGGATATTCTGGATCAGCTGTGTTAACAGCTAGCACAGGATTGACTATTGTAAATCAATCTCGTTGGAGATTCAGTCAAGCTGGTTACAACGATGGTGCAACATTTGGCTTAAGTCTAAGTTGGCCAGACAAAGCGGTAAATGGACAATATGATTATGGTCCACCAGGACAGAAAATTAAGCCACTAAGTGGTGGATTGTTGGAAGTTGAAGCACAGGATTGGACCATACCTGTGATAGGAAACCAGTTGACTTCCTACACCAATCCTGACACATCACAAACATACCCCGCCAGCCAGTGCAGAATTTTGATAACTGGGCAGTGGAAAGTGAATCGATTACCCAATTCTAACAGTTACAACAGTTTTGGGGTGTCTTGGGTTGGCATTACCGAAACTGACCTGGGAACCAGAGAAATGGATCCATATCTGTTGAATTATTCCAGTCCCGGCGCCTCTTATGTGATTCAAGGTGCAGACGTCACTGGCGGCGCAGAAAACACATTCAGCGACCATAAATTTTATTGCCGAGTCACTGAATCAGCTACCAGTGACAACAGCAATCATGAATTTCAAAGCAATACTATTACCAGCCCTGTGTGGGCATTTACCTACAGCAAGAGCTGGGAAATAGACGTTTAAATCTTCAACAGTTTTAAGTGTTTGTAGATTTTATTAAACACTGACTGCCAATCATCCATGCTGTCCTGTCGGAACAGCACAGCACTTTGATACCAAGGACTTGAGTTTTTTTCCAACAACCAACGCCAGTCCACAGCATATTGATTTAACATTAACCATGTGGGAACTCCTAGGCTGCCAGCAAGGTGTGCCACAGCAGTGTCCACAGCCATCACAGCATCCAAGGTCATGAGCAACGCCGCTGTATCTGCAAAGCTGTTGATTTCTCCGGGAAATGACAACACACCCAATTCGGTTAATGCAAGTTCTTCTTCTTTGGTGCAATCAGCCTGCAAGTTTACCCAGGTAAATTCAGGATGTTGTGCCACAAACTCTAACACTTGATCAAATGGAATACTTTTGTGTTGATTTAGCCAAGAATCTCTGCGCCCACTCCAACACAAGCCAAGTCTTATTTTAGTCTTGGGAAAAAGTCGTTTATTCCATTCGGCAGTTAGATTTCGATCAGCACCCAGGTAACTCAACATTCTAGGTAAATTTTTTAATGTAATGCCCAGTACCCGAGGAATGCTCATGATGGGTACCCAGTAGTCAAATTCTCCAGGATCTTCGTCATATCCGCACACACGTGATATTATACTGCTGGAAGCAAACATAGGGATCAAACCTTGAGTGACTTGAAAAATTACTTTGGCACCCGCAGTATGTAGATTAAAAATAAATCTTGAAAATTGTATGTTGTCTCCATGGCCCTGTTCACCCACAACCAATATGGTTTTGTCTTTTAGATCCTCGCCTTCCCACCTAGGCTGCGAAAAAGCAGGCAAGGTTCCAGCAAGATGCTCGTATTGCCATCTTGCTTCATAAGCTGGCCAACCTTTTTCATAATTTCCCAACAGCAAGTGACACACAGCAAGATTGAACTTTGCTGTGACAAAGTCAGGGTACATGGTCAATGCATGTTCCAAGAATGGAATACCACCGGCAGGGTCTCCTATTTCACGTAGCACGTTTCCGTAGTTGTTAAAAGCTGAAACATGTTTTCTGTCTTGCACAAATGCTTGTGCATACACTGCCAGTGCTTCATGGGGTTTTCTGTCAGCTCGGAGCTGATTTCCTTGATCTACTAAGTCGTCTGATTTCATACTGGTATTTAATTGTGTTTGCATTGACTAAATAATAATAACACAACATGGTGTTTTATGCTGATGACTAAACCCAACAGCGTAGCGGCTAGAACCCGCATCGGACTTCTATTAGGAGAAATCAAATGGGTCGCCCACTAAAAATTAAAAAATCTACTACCAAAGACATTGGTTTTAACAACCTTGGTAGTTTAACAAATCCAGTATATCCAGCAACACTAGATGCAGCTCAGTACCTGGGTGTTGTCGGCGGTGAAAACACCAGTGTAGCTACGTCAGCTTATCCTGTGGTTCGCGCTCAAGCATGCGAAATTGGCGGCAGTGAAGAAGCTGCCATTATCCTGCGCCAAAAAGGAACCACCACATATTTGGTGTTAGGTCAATCCAGTGGAAATACATACCAAGCTACGTTGGCCAATGAAACCACAGGTAACTTGTCACCTGGCAACATGAACATTGCCATGTTCAATGGCGACAGTACTGACATTCTAATCAGCAAACTTACAAACAAATGGGCACTGGACTATTCTACACCCCCAGTTCGTTATGTAATCAACTTCTTCTCAGACGAAGGCACTGAGATCAAGTCTGGTACAACTGGTGCTACAAACGCATTGGCAATTGCAGAAAATTACACCAGCTAATTTCTATTTGCCCCTGACGTCCTCCCTGATACATAACAGGGAGGATTTTTTATGACAGCATTTGTGCTAGGCAACGGCATAAGCAGAGAATCAGTGGATGTAAACAAACTAAAAACCCTGGGTACTGTGTACGGATGCAACGCCATTTATCGGACATTTACTCCAGATGTGTTAGTCAGCACAGATCAGCCAATTAGCACCACAATACAGCAGTCGGGTTACAGCAAACAACATCGATTTTTTACCAGGAGACCTTTGCCCGGACAAGGGGCACAAGCTGTTCCAAAATTGTACTTTGGTTATAGTAGTGGCCCAATAGCAGTGGCAATTGCATCAACTGTTGATCATCACAAAAATATCTTTCTTGTGGGGTTTGATCTAGGTCCCACCACTGATGGCAAATTCAACAATGTTTATGCTGGTACAGAATTTTACAAACAAGTTGGCGCCACTCCCACATTCACCGGCAACTGGGTCAAACAGTTGACAAAAGTCATCTCTGACAATCCACATCAAACTTTTACTCGAGTAATAGGCAACACCACATCTGATCAACCTGACCTAAACAAACTAATAAATTACAAAACTTTGTGTTTGAAAGACTTCTTAAACCTAATAAATAACACAAAGGATCTTTGAATGAGCACTTATAAACGTATCGATGGCGATTATTCTATTATCAGCATCAACTCATCTGACAATGTAATAATTGACACTAACACTGTAAAAATACAAGGTAACCTTGATGTAACAGGAAACTTAACCTACATCAACGTAACTGAACTCAATGTCAAAGATCCGTTTATCTTGCTTAACTCCAGCAACACTGGCAGTTATGAAAGCAATTCGGGCATGTTGGTTCATAAAACGTCCAGTGATTATGCTGGGTTACGATGGAACAACACCACTGGGGTCTGGCAAGTAAGTTCAAGCACTGGTAATTCAGGCACAACTGGCACCTGGAGTAACATTGCAATCGGCAACATAAGCAATGTGCCAGCACCAGGCAGCAACACCCAGGTCATTTTCAACAACAGCGGCACACTTGGAGCAAATGCAAATTTAACGTTTGATTTTTCCACCAGCAAAGTTCTGGTGCAAGGACATCAAGCGTTTGGTAACATCGGAACATCACCAGCCATAACTGCCAATGCAGTCAGCGTATATCACAATGCTGAAGGAGTCGGCGGCACTGGACTATATGTCAAGAGCGCCACGGTGCAAGATGAATTAGTTAGTCGGGCAAAAGCAATTGTTTTTGCTCTTATATTGTAAGGAAACATAATGCCAATTTCAACAGCAAGCGCATCAACCACCACATCGTCGGTTTATACTAGTAGTAGCAACACTGCGGTTACTTTTTGTAGTATTTGTAATTACACCGCCGGAAATGTCTTTGTAAACGTTTACGTTGTGCCATTTGGTAATATCGCAGGTAATACCAACATCATACTGGCCGGCTTAGAAATAACTGCCTATGACACTTATCAACTCTATGCTGGTGGCGAAAAACTACTACTGAATACCGGAGACTCTATTCAATTACTGGCCAGTGGCAATTCAGCCATTGCCACAGTGACTAGTTATACTACATTATAAATGGGATATTTCGTTAAAAATCGAATTTTGCAATCAGGATCCAGCGGGGTAGTACTTCCCGCCGGCGGATCAGCTGTTCGACCTCTTGCGCCTAAATTTGGCATGATTAGGTACAACACAGACCTGGCAGCAATTGAATTTTTCAATGGTATGGTCTGGGCTGAATTAGGTCAAGCCGGCACACTTAATTACATAGTTGATAGTTTTACCGGCGATGGTACCACACAAGTGTTTACCATGAGCGTGGAAGAAAGCTCACCTTCACAGATAATGGTTTTCATTGGATCAATATATCAAGACTCGACATCGGCCTACACTGTCAATGGAGGATATGATATAACATTTACATCACCACCGCCAGACGGGGAACCAATATCAGTGATACATTCAAGTACATAATCGCCACCTCTAAAGATCAAACATGACCATAAACAAAATATCTGGCAATATACTACAGGATAACCTACAGCGAGGATCTAATCTCGCGATTCAAGGAAATTTATTTTTTGTAGATGTTGTCAATACTCGTATTGGTGTAAACACTAGCTCAACTACTTCTACATTGACTGTTAACGGTAATGCGATTATTTCCACCAGTTTGAGTGTCACTGGCAACGTAATTGGCGGAAATCTTGTCACAGTTGGCGAAGTAACTACTACAGGCAATGTAATTGGTGGTAATATCACCACCAATGGTTTGATAACAGCCATTGGCAATATCACAAGTACATCCAACATTTCGGCTGCCAACCTTGTCACTAGTGGAATAGTATTTTCTTTTGGTAATATCACAACTCCAGCCAATGTTCAAGGCGGAAATATACGCTCATCTGGATCAATATCTGCCACTGGCAACATCATAGGTGGCAACGTAACCACTGGCGGATCAATATCTGCCACAGCCAACATTGCGGGCGGTAACGTGATCACTGGTGGTATTGTCAGTGCCACCGGCAATGTTTCGGGCAATTATATATTTGGTAATGGTAGCCAGCTCACCGGTATTGATGCCACATCTATACAAAACGGCAATTCAAACGTACGAGTAGCAGCCAACGGAAATGTGTCAGTTGGTATCACTGGCACCAGCAATGTTGTGGTGTTTGCCTCAACAGGAGAATATGTCACTGGTGTAGTAAGTGCGTCAGGAAATATCACCGGCAACAGTGTGACCTTGTCGGCCAATGCTATCTCGGCAGCATCTGGCATACTTGATCTGGGATCAAACGCCAACGTCAAACTCACTGGCGGATCTGCAAACTATGTTCTCACCACTGACGGATTTGGAAATGTCTCTTGGACTGCTGGCAATGCCATTGCTGGAGTATTGGGCAACACTGTTTCCATGGGAACCAACTCTCTTGGCAATCTTGTCAGTAACGCAGTAACACTAACAACGAGTACATCAGTGACCGACGGTATTACACAATTAAACACAGTGCTGGGTAAACTAGTACCCCCTAGCCCACCCAATTTTCCAAACAGCACAACACTTTCAATTACCACAGCAACTTCATCGGGTCGCATGTGTAACTTTGTGCAAACTGACAATACCCCAGGCGCCAACAAAGCAGTGGCGGCCGGAACTGTGGTGTCAGTGGTACGAGGTAGTGCTTACACAACCAACACAATTTCTAATACTGGCCCTGGTGATTCAGGAACACTAACTGTTTATCTCAATGGCACAGGTGCAGGAAATGTAGCATTTAATACCGGAGCAAGCCCTACTGCAAACGGCACATACAGTAACTTGGTTGTAACCAACAATTACGATTATAACACAGCCAATGCAAACATTGCCGCAGGATTTTGGTATGTGTTTTCATCTCGGGCCAGCGGTGCAGTTACCCAAGGCTGGAACGAGGTGTATCTATCTGATTCTGCTGCCGGCAATACAAATACTCCAAACTGGTACTATGATGCGGCTGCTCCAGGAACACCAGTATTTTCAAATGCCAGTGTAACAGCCAGCGCCAGTCCTAGCCTAACTTATTCTAGCACAATTCCGCACTACAATTCAGGAACACAATTTGGCTTTGGATTTAGTGTAAACAAACTGTCTGGAGATTTGTATCCAAATAACGGCAACTTGTTGACCAACTCAACAGCCGCAGGCGGCGCATTCCAAGCACCAGCCAGCGTGACTTACGCCGCTGCCAATGTCACTGTACCATTGACACGCAACTTGTACGTAAGTTCGGGCACTGCAACAGGAAATACCACAGCTAATATTGTTGCTAGTGGATTTGGCTCTAGCACAACTGGACCAAGTGTGACAGTTACCAACAGTTATAATTCAGCATCGCAGGCATTTACAACTGCGCTGGCAGCAACTGTGCTTTACAAAAATGGAAATTCCACAGCCATCGACGAAGGCAATGTCATTGTCACCGGTGTTGGTACTGGATCCGGTAATGCATACAGAATTATCAATCCTGGCTCAGCAAATACTCCAACATATACTGGCAGTGAGGCAGCATTTAACAGCCAAACCAGCACTTTACAAACATACGATGCCACAGTGGTTGGATCAGGATCAGCTGGAGTACTCAAACATGATCAAACCAATTACTCAACTGGGTATTTGCCTGCTGGACCAAACCTGAGTTCGGGTCGTACAGGCACACAATACTTTACATTCAAGTTTGTGAGAACAAACGTTTCAAAATTTGACATAACTTATTCGGGAAATGTGGCTGGTATGTGGGTAGCATTGCCAGGGTCAGTGATAGATTCAAGTTCCAGTGCCAACGGGTGGATCAACATGGCAACTGCTTATGGTGGAGCTGGATACCCCGGAGTTAATGCGCCGGGCAACGGCAGTGATGGATGTAGTCTAGGCGGGGTTGTTCCAGTCAACGTCAACCAAGCCAGTGCAATTAACAGAACTTGTACGTTTGGCACAGTGAGTAGTTCCAGCACAGCAACAAACGAAATTTACGTCAGGGTTGCCCTAACGTCAGGCCAGACAGTGTCGGCTTTATCAATTAACGCGGCGAGCAACTAATGGCAGTTACAATAGCACAATACGTTGACCTACTGTTTAAAAAGCTACAAGGTGTTGCAAAAACAGCCAACAGCACAGTCAAAGGCGCATCTAACGAAAGCATTGCTAGCCCACCGTTGTTGCGTGGTGATGTTGTATGGGTACAGTCCGATCAAATTGGAAACACTGCCCAGGCAATTGCTGGCATTACCACTGCTTATAGAAACAGTGGAGCCATTGAGTGTGCTCCTGATACCACAGTGCCACCCATTGGCGGTATTAGACCCACTTGGCTAACCAACAAGACTTACTGGATACCACAAGAATTTGGATCTACATGGCTGCCAAAAGTATTTGTTGGACCGAGCGGTGATGCCAACATTGAATCAACTGGTACACAGATATTTTCTGCTGGTATTGGCGGGGTTGGGGAATATTACTTTGATACGCAAGCCGGGGTTTTAAACTTCATCGGCGAAACTATTCCCACATCGCTCACCGCCGGCAATGTTGTTTATGTGGCAGGATATCAGTATTCAGGCTTGATTGGAACCACAAATTTACCGGGAAACACCACAATTGGCAATATATTAATTGCCAACACCACGATTACAACAAATCAGGCCAACGGTGACATTATTTTAGAGCCAACTGGCAACGGATTTGTTACAATTGATACCATAACTGGGTTAGTATTGCCCACTGGAAATACAGTGCAACGCCCAGCAAGTCCGGCCACTGGAACTATACGTTTTAATACAAATTCAACAGACGTAGAAGTTTGGGACGGCACTCAGTGGACCAGTGTTGGTGGTACTGCTCTAATTACCAATCAGTACATCACTGGTGATGGCAGTAACACAGTTTTCACACTGAATCAAACAACTACTTCTGCGTCCATCATTGTCAGCACCAACGGTGTGGTACAATTTCCTGATGTTGCATACACTGTTGCCGGAAACTTGATAACATTTGCCGAAGCACCAGAATCAAGTGATGTGATTGACATTAGATTTACCACAATACTCAACACCATCAATGCGGTCACCAATGCATCGGGGCAGGAACTGACAATTACTGTGCCAGGTGTGGTAAATATCACAAACACACACAGTTTACAATTGCCAACGTACACTGTGAGTCAAGCTTCTGCCCTGGGAAATGTGGCAGCAGGACAGGTGATTTATGTGTCCAACGGGGACAGTGGTAACCCTTGTTTGGCAGTTTACAGCGGCGGCGCCTGGAAACGTGTGGCATTGGGTGCCACAATCAGTACTTAACTACCCAGTTCTCGATATTTTGGATCCTACATAAATAGATGTAGGAGACCCAATCATGGCTGTTACACGAATTAAAAATAATCAAATCACCGATTCAACAATCGTTGCAAGTTCAAAATTGCAAGATTATTCAATCACCGCAGGTAAAATTGCAAACAATTTAACCTATGGTTCAGACTTAACTGTTACTGGAAACTTGGTGGTCAATGGTAATGTTACCAATATTGACACCTACAATCTCCAGGTTGAAGATCCAATTATTATCTTGGCCAGTAATCAAACTGGCGCACCGGCCTTGGACATAGGTTTCCTGGGCGAACGCGGAACATCAACAAACATTGCGTTTGTTTGGAAAGAAAGTCAAACTGAATTTGTAACAGCATTTACCAATGACGTGGTCACAAATACCACAGTCACAATAAACAGCTATGCCAGTTTCCGAACATTAAATGCGGCAGTGACTGGGAATTTAGCAGTCACGGGCACCACAGCTTTTACTGGTAATGTTACTGGGAATTTAAATGTAACTGGCAACATTGCTGGTGGAAATCTGTTGATTCCCGGATTAATCAGCGCCACAGGCAACATCACTGGTGGCAACATCGCCACAGCAGGTACATTCCAGGCTGCAATTTTAAGTGCAACTGGCAACATCACCGGTGGCAATATCACAACTGTTGGCATTGCTAATCTAGCAACAGTTCAAAGCACAACAGTCAGCGCGAGTGGCAACGTCACAGGTGGCAATGTACTGACAGGTGGGTTGATATCCGCAACTGCCACCATAACTGGCGGTAACTTGGCCACAGGCGGCACACTGAGTGCCACTGGCAATGCCAATGTGGGCAACTTGGGCACTGCTGGATTGATAACAGCAACTGGTAACATCTCTGGTGGCAATATTAATACAGGTGCTCAGGTAGTAGCAACTGGCAACATCACCGGTGGTAATTTAATCACAGCAGGTTTAGCCACAGTCACTGGTAACATCACTGGCGGCAATATTATTACAGCCGGCATAATGAGTGCTACTGGTAACTCAACTGCAGGAAATTATACCACAGCTGGCGTAGTAACAGCAACTGGCAACATCACTGGCGGCAACGTTATTACAGCCGGTATTATGAGCAGTACTGGCAATGCCATACATGGAAATATCAGCACTGCTGGTTTGATAACAGCAACTGGCAATGTCAATACCAGTGCAGGTGTTCTTGCAACTGGTAACGTTACTGGCGGTAACATTAGTACTGCCGGTGTGGTAACAGCTACAGGTAACATCACTGGTGGCAACTTGATCACAGGTGGTACATTAAGTGCCACAGGCAATGCCAATGTGGGTAACCTGGGCACTGCTGGATTGATAACAGCAACTGGTAACATCTCTGGTGGCAATTTGACCACAGCCGGTGTAGTAACAGCAACTGGAACAATAACTGGTGGCAACTTGGCCACAGGTGGTACAGCAAGTGCCACAGGTAACATCACAGGTGGTAACTTAATCACAGCTGGACAAATGAGTGCAACAGGTAACATTTCTGGTGCAAACGTAAACGCAACTGGTAATATTCTTCCCACAGCCAACGCAATATACACATTGGGTAGCGCAACAGCACAGTGGAAAGACTTATATGTTGGTGGCGCTACAATTTATCTAGGAAATGTCCAGTTAAAATCCACAACAGCCAACACTTTGTCGGTCACATCAACTGATGGTACTACCTTAGGTGCTGTAACTGCCGCAACAGTGAGTGCTAGTGGCAACATCACTGGTGGTAACTTGGCCACAGCTGGTACAGCAAGTGCCACAGGAACAATAACTGGTGGCAACTTGGCCACAGGTGGTACAGCAAGCGTCACTGGCAACATCACTGGTGGTAACTTGGCCACAGCTGGTACAGCAAGTGCCACAGGAACAATAACTGGTGGCAACTTGGCCACAGGTGGTACAGCAAGCGTCACTGGCAACATCACTGGTGGTAATTTAATCACAGCTGGATTGGCATCTGTATCTGGTGCAATCACAAGCGGTAGCACAATATCAGCAACTGCCAACGTAACAGGTGGTAATTTAATCACAGCTGGATTGGCATCTGTATCTGGTGCAATCACAAGCGGTAGCACAATATCAGCGTCAGGAAATGTCACTGGTGGCAACATTGCAACTGGTGGACAAATAAGTGCCACTGGCAACGTAAACGGTGGCAATGTCAACACTTCGAGTGTTAACAACACAGCCGCATTAACTATTAAAACCACAGTTGGTAACCTTAATTTAGAACCAACTGGTAACATTGTATTAAACAACAAGTACATCAATGGCGTAAATCAGCCTGTACAAGACAACGATGCTGCCAGCAAGATCTATGTTGACAACATGGTGTCGACCCAAATAGCATATCACCAAGCAGTGTTGGCAGCAACAACTACCACATTGGCCACAGCCACAGGTGGTACTATTACGTACAACAACGGCACAGCTGGAGTTGGTGCAACATTGACAACAACAGGAACATTCAACTTAATTGACACTGCCAACGTACAAACAGTTGGCACACGAATTCTTGTCAAGAACCAAGCTGACGCCACACAGAACGGTGTGTATCAATACACAAGTCCAACTGTTATCACTAGAACAACAGACGCAGACACATATGGGCCAAACAGTTCTACTGACCTAAGTGTCAATGATTATTTCTTTGTCAGCGGTGGAAGTGTCAATGCTGCCAGTGCTTGGATTGTTGATGCTCCAAGTGGGACTATCACTTTTGGTACCAGCAGTATTACGTTTGCTCAATTCAGTAGTTCACAAACATACACAGCTGGTAATGGTATCAGCATCAACGGAACTGTACTCTCTGCCAAAGTTGACAACAATACTACAGCATTTGATGCTGGTGGCAACGTCATTGTCAAAGCCAGCGCAAACTTAACCACGCCAAACATTGGTGCGGCAACCGGTACAAGCCTAAGCGTTACCGGCAATGTTACCGGTGGTAACTTAGTTACAGGTGGTACACTAAGTGCCACAGGCAATGCCAATGTGGGCAACCTGGGCACTGCTGTAGTAACAGCCACAGGCACTATCACAGGTGGCAACTTGATCACTGGTGGCACACTAAGTGCCACAGGCAATGCCAATGTGGGCAACCTGGGCACTGCTGGCTTGATAACAGCCACAGGTAACATTACATCTACAGCCAACGTTGCTGGTGGCAATATCTTAACTGCTGGTATTATGAGCAGTACTGGCAACATTACTGGTGGCAACTTAAACACAGCTGGTGTAGTAACAGCTACAGGAACAATAACTGGTGGCAATTTAATCACAGGTGGCACACTAAGTGCCACTGGCAATGCCAATGTGGGTAACTTGGGCACTGCTGGCTTGATAACAGCCACAGGTAACATTACATCTACAGCCAACGTTGCTGGTGGCAACTTAAACACAGCTGGTTTAGTAACAGCAACTGGCAACATCACTGGTGGCAATTTAATCACAGGTGGCACACTAAGTGCCACTGGCAATGCCAATGTGGGTAACTTGGGCACTGCTGGCTTGATAACAGCAACTGGCAATGTCAATACCAGTGCAGGTGTTCTTGCAACTGGTAACGTTACAGGTGGCAATTTGACCACAGCTGGTGTAGTAACAGCCACTGGTAACATCACTGGTGGTAACGTTATTACAGCCGGTATTATGAGCAGTACTGGCAATGCCATACACGGAAATATCAGCACTGCTGGCTTGATAACAGCCACAGGCAACATTACATCTACAGCCAACGTTGCTGGTGGCAATTTGACCACAGCTGGTTTAGCCACAGTCACTGGTAACATCACTGGTGGCAACTTGATCACAGGTGGTACATTAAGTGCTACAGGCAATGCCAATGTGGGTAACTTGGGCACTGCTGGTTTGATAACAGCCACAGGTAACATTACATCCACAGCCAACGTCACAGGCGGCAACTTGACCACAGCTGGCGTAGTAACAGCAACTGGTAACATCACTGGTGGCAATATCTTAACTGCTGGCATAATGAGTGCTACTGGGAACTCAACTGCAGGAAATTATACCACTGCTGGCTTGATAACAGCCACAGGCAACATCACTGGTGGTAATTTAATCACAGCTGGATTGATAACAGCAACTGGCAATGTTAATACCAGTGCAGGTGTTCTTGCAACTGGCAACTTAACTGGTGGTAACATTAATACTGGTGGCGTGGTAACAGCCACAGGTAACATCACTGGTGGTAACGTTATTACAGCCGGTATTATGAGCAGTACTGGCAATGCCATACATGGAAATATCAGCACTGCTGGTTTGATAACAGCAACTGGCACCATTACAGGTGGTAACCTGGTTACAGGTGGTACATTAAGTGCCACAGGCAATGCCAATGTGGGTAACCTGGGCACTGCTGGGTTGATAACAGCCACTGGTAACATCACTGGTGGTAATTTAATCACAGCAGGTTTAGCATCAGTGACTGGCAACATCACTGGCGGCAACATTACAACTGCTGGTCTAGCCAGTCTTGGCAATATTCGCATCAGTGGTAATAACATTACTGGCGTAAGCGGCTATGTTTTTATTAATGACGCTCTTCAAGACGTTGATTTTGCTGTAAACAGCCTGACCGGATACACATTCTATGCTGATGGTGGTACTGGCACAGCTAGCTTTGGTAATAGCACTCAAGTTGCCAATTCCATTGTGGCATTTAACACTGTTAATAGTATTAAACTTCCAGTTGGAAACACAGCACAACGGCCAGCAACTGGTGTCACAGGTATGATGCGTTTCAACACCAGTCTTAACAATCTGGAATTCTACGACAATGACTCGTGGGAAACTGCTGGATCAACATTCACTGTCATCACAGCCAACACACAAGTTGGTAACGGAGTGCAGACAGCATTTACACTGCCAGGAAACAGCACAACTGCCAGTACAATTGTTGCAATCAACGGTGTGGTTCAGATTCCAACCACAGCTTACAGTATTGCAGGCAATGTGTGTACATTTACTGAAGCTCCTGAATCCACAGACTACATTGATTTTAGAATCTTAACCACCACATCAACAGTGTCTGGACTTGTTGGTGCTGCAGGAGCATCAGTTACTGCCAGTGACACAGCGGCCAACGTCAATGTTGTTGGCAACTTGGTGGTCACTGGTGGCGTAATTTCTGGCGATGGTAGTGGAATAACCAACTTGAACGTATCCGCAAACAAGATCAGCTTCGGTACTTCTAAAGTTGACGTGATATCTAGCGGTGGCAACGTTGTCACAGCAGTCAACGGCGTAACAGTCATGACAGTGAGCCCAGGACTTGTTGACATTGCAGGCAACTTGACTGTGAGTGGTAACGCTACACTGAGTGGTAACATCTTGGGCGACAGGCTACAAAACGGTACTACCAGTATTGATATTCAAACAGCCAGTGGCAATGCCAACATCACAGTTGGTGGCGCAAGCAATGTTGCTGTGTTTACTACTACTGGCGCTAACATTGCTGGCACACTAAGTGCAAGTGGTAACATAACTGGTAGTTACATTCTAGGTAATGGTAGTCAGTTAACAGGCATTGATGCTACATCAATACAAAATGGTAGTGCTAACGTTAGAACATTCTTGAATGGTAACGTGACTGTTAGCGCGGCAGCAACAGCCAACGTTGTGGTTGTAACTAGTACAGGTGCCAACATTGCTGGCACATTGAATGCCACAGGCAATGCCAACGTTGGTAACTTGGGTGCCACTAACATTGTGGGAACATTGACCACAGCGGCACAGACCAACATCACTTCAGTGGGCACTTTAGGTAGTTTGGCAGTAACCGGCAACATCACTTCAGGTAACCTAAGTGGTACCAGCATTGTGGGAACATTGACCACTGCGTCACAAACCAACATCACATCAGTGGGCACTTTGGGATCGCTGACAGTCACAGCCAACGTTGCAGGTGGCAACCTGACCACAGCTGGTCAGGTTGTTGCAACAGGTAATGTAAGTGGTGGCAATTTGCTTGTAACAGGCAATATTGTTGATACAGGCGCACTATCATTGATAACAGGTGCAAGTGGCAACGTCAACTTAGCACCCAACGGCACCAATGTGCTGATTGCAACCACAACTGGTGCTAATATTACAGGTACCCTCAATGCCACTGGCAATGCCAACGTGGGCAACTTGGGTGCCACAAACATTGTAGGTACATTGACTACTGCCGCACAGACCAACATCACTTCGGTGGGTACATTAAGTAGTTTAGCAGTATCTGGTACAGGTTCATTTGGTGGTAACGTTAACTTAAATAGCTTCAATATTACTAGTCTGGCTACTCCGGTCAACGGAACTGATGCCGCAACAAAACAATATGTTGATGATGTTTCACAAGGCTTGAACATACACGACGCTTGCGGTGCAGCTACAAACACAACACTAGCAACAATATCAGGCGGTACTGTTACATATAATAACGGCACAGCTGGAGTTGGCGCAACATTGACCACAACAGGAACATACACAACCATTGACGGTGTCACATTGTCAAATGGCATGCGTATTCTTGTCAAGAACGAAGGAACTGCCGCAAATAATGGTATATATGTTCGCACAAGTGCAACAGTATTAACACGTGCAACAGATTATAACACAGTTCCTGAAATAGAAGCCGGTGACTTTACATTTGTAACCGCTGGAACATTGTATGATAATACTGGTTGGGTACAAACAAGTACTGTGGCAACTATTGGCACTGATGCCATTGACTTCACACAATTTTCTGGTGCTGGTACATACACTGCTGGTACAGGATTAACATTAACCGGTTCACAGTTTAGTATTAGTAACACTGCTGTCACTGCTACCAGCTATGGTAGCTCAACAGCAATCCCAACTTTCACTGTTAATCAACAAGGTCAGCTAACAGCCGCTAGCACAACCGCAGTTGTTGCCCCGGCTGGTACATTGAGTGGTGCAACATTGGCTAGTGGCGTAACTGCAAGTAGTTTGACGTCCGTGGGTACCCTGGGTAGTTTGGCAGTAACCGGCAATATTACTTCAGGTAACCTAAGTGGTACCAGCATTGTGGGAACATTGACCACTGCGTCACAAACCAACATCACATCAGTGGGCACTTTGGGTAGCTTGGCTGTAAGTGGTAACGCAAGTTCGGCAACAGCGGCAGCAGATACAAACACAACACAATTGGCAACTACTGCGTATGTGATTGGTCAGGCTAGCTCAACAACTCCAACTAGTATTGGCACCAACACTGTTGGTACAAGTACACGCTACGCTCGTGCAGATCACACGCACACTGGTGTTACCAGTTTGGCCAATGGTGGCGGCATTACTGCTAGTGTGTCGAGTGGTGCAGTTACTCTAGGTTCAACAGCTACTAACGCAAATACAGCAAGTGCAATTGTTGCACGTGACGCAAGCGGTAACTTTAGTGCAGGTACAATTACTGCAACATTGAGTGGTGCGGCAACAAGTGCAACCACAGCTGGTACCGTGACCACTGCCGCACAAGGCAACATCACTTCAGTGGGTACATTGACTGCACTCACAGTGAGTGGTGCAATTACAGTGAACTCGTCTAACGGCGTAACTGCTATTGTCAACGGTGGCACCAGCGGCGCTGGCAACATTGGTGCATCCGGTGCTACATTTAACACAGTATTTGCCAAAGCAACAACAGCACAATACGCCGACTTGGCAGAAAAGTATACAGCAGATGCTGATTATGCTCCTGGTACAGTGGTTATGTTTGGTGGCGATGCAGAAGTTACACAAGCTACAGAAGATAGCACAAGCAGAATTGCTGGTGTAATATCTACTAATCCTGGATTTGTAATGAATGAGGGATTAGAGAGTGAATTTGTTGCTGTGGTAGCATTGCAAGGTCGTGTACCATGTCGAGTAGTTGGCGCAGTACGCAAAGGTGACATGCTGGTGGCAGCCGGTAACGGTGCAGCCCGAGTTGATAATGCGGCACGTGCTGGTACTATTATTGGCAAGGCCCTGGAGAACTTTGATGGTGCCGAAGGCACAATTGAAGTTGTTGTTGGTCGTAACTAAACTGCTATGTAATCAACCAAGACAGGGTTTATAGCCCTGTCCCAAAAATAGGACTTTAAGTCCTATTTTTTTGGCTAAATATAAACAATTATGGTACACACATGGGTTTAACTAGAATCACTGCTCAACAAATTTCAAACATTGACTACAAGCAATCGGTGCGTGTAGTCGCTGTGTCTAACGTCACACTCAGTGGCGGTGCTCCCGTTGCGGTCGATGGTGTTAGCTTGTCGGCTGGCAATAGAGTGTTGGTTGTTGGACAAAGCACCAGCAATCAAAACGGATTATATTATGTTTCTACAGTGGGAACAGGATCAAACGGTACTTGGACACGAACAAGTGATGGCAACGAAACTGGCGATATTGATGCTGGTATGATCATCATGGTCACTGAAGGCACAACATATGCCGACACCCAGTGGAAGCTCACTACAAACGATCCTATAACCGTTGGTACGACTGCGTTGACTTTTGTGCAGAATTATTCTGCCAACTCAATTTCTTCAGGCACAAGTAATGTTGTAGTGACTAGTGGATCCAACGTGTCAATTGCTGTGGCTGGTAGCAATGTTGCAGTATATGCCAATACTGGTGAATATGTCACGGGATTGATTTCAGCAACTGGCACCATCACTGGCGGTAACTTAACTACTGGTGGTACACTAAGTGCCACGGGTAATATCACGGGTGGTAACATACTAGGTGGCGCCAACGTCAATGCCACAACTCACACAGGTACAACTGTAAGTGTTACTGGTAATGTAACTGGTGGTAACATCAGTACAACTGGTAACGTAACTGGCGCATACTTATTTGGTAACGCAAGTACAGTGACTGGACTAAGTGCTAGCAAAATATTCAACGGAACCACCGAAGCCAATGTGGGTACTTCGGGTGGCAACGCTAATATCTCAGTTGGTGGTGTTTCAAACGTAGCTGTGTTTGCTTCAACTGGTGTGTATGTAACTGGTGTAGTAAGTGCGTCTGGACAAGTAACTGGCAGTCAATTTAACGGATCTGGTGCTGGTTTAACATCAATCCCTGGCGCCAACATAACTGGCACACTGAGTATACCAACAACAAGTTATGCAGCCACAGTGAGTGGTGCGTCTCAGGCCAACATCACAAGTGTGGGCACACTTACAAGTTTGGCTGTAACCGGCAACATCACTTCAGGTAATTTGAGCGGTACCAGCATCGTGGGAACATTGACCACAGCCGCACAAACCAACATCACATCAGTAGGCACTTTGACAAGTTTGGCTGTAACTGGCAACATCACAGGTGGCAATATAACCACAGCTGGTAACTTGGCAATTCCAACTGCAACTGCAAACACTAATACAACACAGGCTGCAACTACAGCATTTGTGGTAGGCCAGGCCGGCGCATTAACTCCGGTGACAATTGGTACAGCCGCAGTTGGCACAAGTTTAAAATATGCTAGAGAAGACCACACGCACGGTGGGGTTGGGTCAGCAGTGGCCGGCACAGGTATTGGTGTAAGCGCCGCAACAGGGGCAGTCACCTTTACCAACACTGGAGTGACCAGTGTTGTAGCAGGCACAAATATTGCAGTCAGCGCCGCAACTGGTGCAGTAACAGTGAGTGTTACTGGAACAGTTCCTACAGCAACAAGTGCTACCACTGCTGGTACCGTGACCACAGCCGCACAAGGTAATATTACAAGTGTGGGCACATTGACTGCACTCACAGTGAGTGGTGCAATCACAGTAAACTCAGGTGCAGCCGCCACAGCCATTGTCAATGGTGCTACAACTGGAGTTGGTAATATTGGTAGCTCAACTACTACATTTAACACAGTATTTGCCAAAGCAACAACAGCACAATATGCTGACTTGGCAGAAAATTATCTAGCAGATAAAGCCTATCCAGTTGGCACAGTTTTATGCATTGGTGGGGATAAAGAAGTCACAAGTAGCAAGGACTATTACTCCACCACAATTGTTGGTACAGTGAGTGCTAATCCAGCTTATCTAATGAATAGTGGATTACAGGGCGAACATGTAGTAGCTGTGGCATTTACTGGGAGAGTTCCTTGTCAAGTAGTTGGCAAGATTAAGCGTGGCGATTTATTAGTTGCCAGTCACCAGGAAGGAATTGCAACAGTGTTAAACTCTGCATTTTATCGTCCTGGTTGTGTTATTGGTAAAGCCCTGGAAGAATACAACAACACCATTCCGGGTATGATTGAAATAATTATAGGGAGATTTTAATGTTAGAAAAACATCGACAAGATTATGACGGCGAGCATATTTTGATTAAAACTACTTTTCAAAATGGAAAAAAAGTTGAGCAACGTGAGTGGATGGAAAATCCCATAACAAACCAACACATCAGTGGCCGTGCCGCAGTTATAAGCGGCGACACAGATCTTCCACAGTTTCATCTTAAACATTTAAAAAATCACCAGGGCGGCCTATTGGGCACCAAACGCTTGCAAACTTACGGTACTGGTAACAGCAATGAATATTTAAATCTAGATTTTTATGTGGTCACAGATCGAGAAAAAATAAACGATGCCAGGGACTATGCAAAAGACAACATTGTTTATTCGTCTACATCAGTGTGTTTGACTAATCCTGGATTGTTTTATATTATACCATATCAACCGGGCCTTGATGATTTAAGCCATGCTGTTTACCTTGCGGCATTTGATGGACACCAAGAGATTTTTTTACTAGGTTATAACAATGATACCCCATCTATAAACTCCAATTGGCAAAAAAATGTTAACAGAGTCATACAAACCTACAAAAATACAACTTTTTATACAGTGGGAATAGAACATAACATACCAGAATTATGGCGCAGAAATGTCAATGTAAAGACAATGACTTACCAAGATTTTATTTCTT